TTGAAACGAGCTCGAGAAAGAAACGTAAAAAGTAAAGACGCCGGGTCCACCAATAAACAGGAATCCTATAACTTAGACCCAATTTCATTCCGCTTGGGAAAACTAAGGGAAATAGAATCCGATATACAATTTGCCAGAGAAGAAAAAGTTATACACACATTGGGTTCTCTACACAAATTACATATACAACAACATGAAGAACTTAGAACATTCATGGAAGCACAAAAAGAAAACATGGGCGCTAATGCGGATGAATTGATTTCTCAAATTGTGGATGTGGTCCAAGGGCTTCCACCTATATTAAAAAAACAAGTTATGGACGAATTACAAGCGGACCCCACCAACATAGTTAGATTCAAAACGTCATGATTGATTTACTAAGGGCAGCCAAGGCAGCCAATGAATTAAAAGACATAGCGGACAAGGCGCCCTTGGATTACTTCCGCCCTAGTATTCCCCAGCGCCAAGTATTGGAAGCAACTGAACCCATCGTTCTTTTTAGAGCTGGAAACCAGTTGGGAAAAACTTATGTGGGGGCGGCGGAATGTTTATATCAAATGAGGGGGCATAGTCCCTATAAGGATTTATCCCACATAAAACCACCCATAACAGTTTGGGCAATTGTACATAGCTGGGAACAAAGTAAGATTATCCAACAGAAGATACATTCTCTCATTGGTAAAAATGAATATGCGGAAGATTCCCCGGATTTCCAAGAAGGTAGGGGATACCGTGCCAAGAACCCTTGGTTCAAACTTAAGAACGGTTCTATGTTATATTTTAAGACAGCTAACCAAGGAACATTGGGGGCAGCATCCGGAACGATTGATTTTTGCTGGGTGGATGAACCGTGCCCCCAAAGTTTATTTGGGGAACTGGCGGCAAGATTATTACGGAAACGAGGGCGGATGCTGATAACCATGACCCCAATTGGTGGTGGGGATTTGACGTGGTTGAAACGATTAACGGAAACCAAGCCCCCAAGGGTTAGAGATATACACGCCCCTTTAACAGTAGAAAACACCACCCCCATGGATTTGGACGGAACATTATTAGAACCCTTGTTACAGGAATCCGATATAGAAAGAATAGCTTCCACTTATCTTAGTATAGATAGGGGCGCCAGATTAATGGGGAGTTGGGATGTAGGCGTCCCCATAGATGGGCGTATTTTTGAACATTTTGGGGAAAATCATATCTCTGATGCCCCTTGTCCTACCGGGGAATACTGGTTCTCAATAGGAATAGACCATGGTCACCACCCAAATTCCCAATGTGCTATTTTAGTGGCCATATCAAAAGACGATAAAACTATCTATGTTTTGGATGAATACTTTGCTGCGGGTGGGGAACAACAAGAAGGAACGGCAAGAAGACACGCGCGCGCGATTATTGCCATGATAAGGCGTAATAGTTTGGAGCCCTTGCAGATTGACAGGTGGACAGGTGACAGACCCCACGGGGGTGGAAAACATGGTGGGCGAATGTCTAATAGTTTATTACGTTCCGCTTTAGAACATGTATTGGACTATCCCCAAGGTTTATGCCCCTTCCGTATTAATACAGCCCATAAGCCTAGATGGTCCGTATATTATGGATGCCAACTTATCCATGAAGCCCAAGTACAAGGAAGGTTCCAGGTTCACCCAAAATGTAAACGGGTTATTCGTTCCCTTAGTTCATGGACATTAAAAAAAAGCGGTGCCATGGATAGGCTATCAGAATGGAAACATGCGATAGACGCCCTTAGATATGCAGTAGTCCCCATATTGGATTCCAAGTATTCCGCCCCTAAATTTTCCAAAATACCAATAACTAGGAAATAATTATGTATACACTTCCCCCAATGCCACCTTTTCCCGATAAGGCAACGAACGACAGAACAGAAACAACGGCTAGACGCCGGCGCCTATTAGAAGGAAACTGGGCGCCAGATTTAGAGGACTTTCTAACGGATACGGTAGCAATAGACCGGCGCCAAATTTGGGGAAGTTTAGACACAAGTTCCAATGTTTTTAAGCAGGGATGTGAAGCTTTGGCGGTTTTATATTCGAGAAAGCCAACGGTTGGAATCCGCAAAGAATCCGCCAATAATGCTTTTCAATATATAGGCCCCGGTGGTGAATTGGATAAATCCCAATACTTTGGAATGATGTCTACTGTTCAGATGAAAACAATAGGGCTCCGGGAAATGTTGGTTCGTGTTGATATATCGGATTCCAATAAAATAATGTTCAGACCTGTTACGCCTGATATGGTGTATGCTACAGCCCCAACGGGTGACCCAACAAAATGCACAGAATTAAGGGAATATAGATTACGGGTAAATGAAAAAACAGGGGAAACATTTTGGACGGTTGACCACTATGACATAACAGACAAATCGAATCCTAAATATATGGTTCATCTTTTGGAAAAGGATGGGCAGATGGGGGAAGATGTTTCCAAAATATTTTTAGGTGGAAACATGAGTGGTGAAAATTATCCCTATAGGGACGGCCAAGGAAATCCATTTATGCCGTGGGTTTTTTATCATGCCAAAATGACCGGGAAACTATTTTCCCCATATGAGTTATCGGAAGTTGTTAGTGGGTCTATGGTGGCGGCTACATATTATACATTCCTAAAACACCTAATGTTCGATAATTCGTTCCCCCAACGCTATACAGCATCTTTACAGTTGGCGGGACTATCAGCCCAAGACATTGGAATGGCTTCCCAGCGAATGGCTATAAATGCGGACCCTAGTTCCATTCTATGTTTCACGGCGGACCCGGATTCCACCACCCAACCTTTAATTGGTCAATTTGCCGCGGGAATGAGTGACCCCGGAATTATGTTGGGGGCTATTGTTACATATGAACGTAGATTGGCCACACAAATGGGAATCGACCCGGCAAGCGTTCAAAAAGTATCGAGTGACCCAAGAAGTGGCTATTCTATTGCAATGTCCAAGGAATCTATCAGGGAAGCCCAACAAAGATATGAAGAAACACAAAGGTATAGTGATTTAGAAGCAATCCAAAAAGGCGCTATGGTTTCCAACGCCATCCTAGGAACGAGCTATCCCACGGAAGGATACATAATAAATTATGAATCTATAGAATTAACAGAGCTGGAACGAAAGGCACAAAGAGAAAATATAATAGCGCTAATGGATAAAAATTTACTAGGACCAATAGACGCCATGTTCCAACTATACCCAGAAATAACCACGGAAGAAGAAGCCGTGGAAAAATTACGAAGTATTAGACAACAGAAAATCGAATTTGCATAATAGGAGAATAGAACCATGAAAACAATTACACACGAAGGACAAGAATACATTCTAAAAGAAGATGTGGATGGATTAGTACGTGAACGACTATCCAAAGTTACCGAAGCAAAAAGGCAAGCGGAAAGCAGGGCCAATTTATTGGAAAGCCAAATCCATGATATGGAATCCAAGGTGAAAAATAGTGAAGCCATGGCATCCCAACTTGCCCAACTACAAGACGAATTATTATTATCAAATGAACGTTACGAACGGCATTCCGCAATTGCTGGGCATGGGATAACAAATGCAGAAATTAGAGATTTGGTGGAATACCAATTTAATAAAGCTATGGAAGGAAAGTCTAAAAAAGACCGGGTGTCACTTTCTGTATGGCTGGGAAACATAAAGGAAACCGGGGAAATCCCCATGGTGTTGAAACCATTTTTAGGGGAAGTTAGTTCCCCAGCCCAAGGGCAACCAATAGCCCAGCCCCAAGGGCAACCAATAGCCCAGCCCCAAGGGCAACCAATAGCCCAGCAAAGCGCCCCAAGTTCCACCCCTGCCCAGTTACAAGCGTTAGCCCAAACCCAACGCCCCACCAGTAACCAAGGCGTCCAGCAAATGTCCGACCATGCCACCAATGGGGATATGATAAAAAGGGCACATGATTACGAGTTTTTCAGAGCCAACAGACAAGAAGTAAAAAAAAGATACTATCAAATGAGACAGAAGAACAGAAGATGAAAGTAAAAAACTACACCGCCTATTTAATAGATGGAAATTATTATATTAGAAGGGGAAAACCAAGTGAAAAAATCAAAAAGCAAATCATCCCAGTTGTCCAAGAAAATAAAAAAGATTCGCAAAGAAGGAAAATCCTTGAAACAGTCTATTGCAATCGCCTTGTCTATGGCTGGGAAGAAGAAACGAAAATTACCCAAACGGGGTTACCGTTCAACAACTAACAAACGTAGGAGATAAAATGGCCACATTAGACTTAACCACCCTTAATTGGGAAAATGGTGGGGCAAACTATAAAGCTGGAAGCATAGGAACAACGAATCAAGAAATAGCTATTCCAAAATGGTGCAAACTGGTAACAGTAGCGCCCAAGAATCAAGCTATTCATTTTTCATATAGTGGGACTGATGGTGCTGCCCCAAGCGCCCACGCACTACCCCAAGCGGTAGATAGTATTATTCAATACAACCCCCAGCAGACTAGCCAACAAAGAAAAATTTATATTGCTGCCCAAAGCGGGACCGCTAACGTTTTTTTAATATTCGAATAGAAAAAGGAATGAACCATGGCCATCCCCATATTTACGCCCGGTAGTGGGACGACTCAAATAGTAACGGATTTCACAAATCAATCTAGTGTATCCATATCCCATTCTTTTTCATTCATCCCACGTGTAACGATAGTAGACTCTAGTGGAAACCGTATTATGGGAGACATACAATATTTCTCTAATAGCTTAACGATTACTTTTGTTTTGGCTATTTCTGGCACGGTTTACCTTTCCTAACCACAACATTGGAGAATAAACACAATGGAATTTTTTAACCCTTCCGTTACCTTTAAGGGAACAGTTAAGGCAGATAACGCACCAATTAACGACACTGATTTAACCAGAAAACAAGACATAGCGGGACTTTCTTTCATTACAGGAATAGCATCCGGTTCTTCCTCTATGCTTAGTGTGGCAGATGGTGAATTATCACTATCCAACATTGCTATTACTGATGTTCATGTCGATTCTACCCAAACCAGTTTGGCAAACTTTATCAGCAATGAAGGCGCCACGGCTGCAAGTTTAAGAGAAGGGGATGTTCTTATTCTAACTGCCCCAAGTAGTGGAACAGAAACTTATATCGTTAGTGGTGCTAATGGTTCAAGTGCTGCAAATTACACCCAAATAGAATCACCTTTGACGGCTGCAGAAGTTGGGGGAGTTCTTCAGGCTGGGGACGGTATTACAGTTAATGCAGCTACCGCCCAAATAAGCGCTAATATAGCGGCAGGGGCTGGGCTTTCCAGTTCTGTAAGTAGCGGCCAAATTACATTGGCTCTCAGTGCTGATAGTGACGATATAAATGAAGGTTCTTCTAACCTTTACTTTACGCAAGCGAGAGCACGTCAATCCATTCAAGCGGACCCGGCATCAGGTAACCTATTGTCATATGCTAACGCTAGTGGTGATATGTTGGTTTCCACGGCTTCCGTTCGTGGTGTCTTCTCTGCTGGAACTGGGCTTTCCTTTAGTGGCGGCCAATACTCATTTAGTGGAAACACTGATATCGTTGGGGAAGGTTCTTCTAACCTTTACTTTACCCAAGCACGTGCACGTGCTTCCATTAGCGCCGGAACTGGAATCGCTTATACTAGCGGAACAGGCGAGATAGCTATTAATTTAGTGGGTGGAACTGCTATTGGTGTAAGTGGTAACACCATATCATTCAATGGTTCTACTAGTGATGTTTCAGAAGGTACAAACCAATACTTTACCCAAGCGAGAGCACGTCAATCCATTCAGGCGGACCCGGCATCAGGTAACCTATTGTCATACGCTAACGCTAGTGGTGATATGT